ACGCACAAATTGCTTTTGTTCCTCTGATAATGCATTTCTAGGCATTAGTGCCATCCCTTACGCTGGAAGTGCGCCAAGGCTATGCATGGCTCACCATATCTATGACCTATATAGTTCAAGCCCCATCGTACCTGAGAGTAACCATCCTGTGTACGTAGCCACTCACTCTTACCTTGAGGAATACCATAGTGTGATCCATTAGCTGCTTTAGGATTCCATGCTGATTCTTTACCATAAAGTATAGATAGACATTTATATTCTTTATAGTTATAGCCTAATAGATGTAAGGCATATTCTTTGTAACTAACATATTGCTTTGGTATAGATCCACCTGCATCAGGCATGATGCATAGAGCTATCCCAATAGCTACTAGCACCCCGCGACCTACCCGCCTCAGCGGGTCGCGGTGAGCCTTTGAGAGGCTCTGCGCCGTTAGCGTACCATGACTGTCAAATTCATTTACATAAGTGCTGGTCAGAGCGGTGTGTCGCTTCATAATGTCTCCTTATTGTTACCCTGTGGATAACTTCTGTGGATAACTATTTGTCTGTTGAATAGAACCCTTTGCCCTTAAATACAGCTGGGATAATGCCAATAACTTTAACCATTGGTGCATTGCAATAAGTGCATGGGATCATAGGTCTATCGTGCCATCCATGTGTGATTTCTTGACTAAGATTGCAGTCTGGGCATCGGTAGTCGTAGGCTGGCAAGTGAAGCACCTCTTTATCTTGTAAGACCCACAGGCTAAGCAGCGGTCAATGTCTGCATCTGTGGGTTCGCTAGTTAGATGACCATATTGAAGTAGAAGTAGTGGCAAGAGATCAGCTAGTCGGATGATGGCGCAATACTCAGCAGCATCTTCTCCTTGTCCATTTAGCCGTATGACTCCGAAACCCAATTCCCCCGAAGAAGATGTCCGAGCCTTTAATTGCTTTAGATACGCAAGAGGTTGAAAGCCTGCCCTGGCTTTTACTTCAACATCAAACGGCACATTCACAATATCCTTGCCACTACCCCTTCCCACACACGCGCCCTGCCACCAAGTCGATAGGTACTCAGCTACTACGCGCTCTGTGCGGAAACCTCTGTGTTTCCTTGCTTGACTAGCCATTAACCATCAGTCCCATGACAACGCCACCAATGAATAGAACTAAGATCAAGATTGTAAGTAATTGCTGACGATCATCCATTGACTGCCTTGCACTTTCTGCACTGCCATGTGCCCACAATAGGCTGATTGTCCTTGAATTTAATCTCAGCAACAATGTCGTGAGCTTCTGTTGGCTCATTGCATAACTGGCAGTTGATCGTGTCAAATATCGGAACATCTTCAATGTTAGTCCACTCGCCAGTCGTTTCGTTATAGAACTCTAAGTGACCCATTATGCTCTCGCTTTCTGTGGTTGCCATTTACCATCGCTACCTATGACATACCAAATAGCAGGGCATTTGCCCTCAAAGCCTGCATGACCTAGAGCCGTACACTGATAAGCAGCCCAATCCTTGCCAGTTTTTGCACTGTGACCAGTTTTCCAAACCATGTGTCCATGCTTGCAAGTTGGTGCTTCTTGTGCTTCACCTGTACCAATGATCGCAGCTACAGTCTCCATAGCATTCTCTAAAGTCTGTGGTGCATCGACTACCTTCATGTATTCATTGACTGGAGTAGTCCAATAGTCCTGCTGATCTGGTACAAGATCCTGTACCGCTGGCTTTACTACTTTTGTAGCAACAACCTTAGTCATTTCTTCTCGGCTAGGGCGTTTTCCCTTAGCCGCATAACCTGCATTAGCAAGTGCTCTGCCGATAGCCGAAGTCTCACAATTCTCCAGTGCTGAAGTCGCATTAACGCCTCGATCAGTAATCTTTTCTTCAGCGTATCCTGTCGTCCACGCAACGCTATCACCAGCAGTCTTAAATAGATACGCCTTGATAATGTATCTATCCTTCTCGCAAAGCTCCATCTCTGTTGAAATGCGAAAATCTGGATAGTCCTTAATAAACTTCTCAAGTCTGACCTCCACTGTCTCATAATCGGCTAAATTAAACATATAGGTCGTTCTCCTCTGTTGCTAGTTGTCCACCAAGACCGGCATAGGATGCCATGTCGATCCAGTTGTCAATGTGCTGGGCTGACTGATTAGTTCTTGCAAGTTTAACCAAGACCATGATCCCTGCCACCTGATAGTCGTGAATCGGTGTCTGTAGGTATGCACTAAGGAGCATTGCGGTGTGCTGCAAGTTATCCGCAGGGTGACCATACGACAGACCACGATCGCGGATCGTGTCGGTGGCTGATAGTAAGATTTCATTGGCTTTCATTCTTCCCAGAATTCCTGTCGGCTTAGTGCGCGACCTCTGTGCCAACCTTCTCGAATGCCGCGTTCTTTTCCTAGCCTATAAAGATCTATAGCAATCAGTGTCATAGAGAATATTAACCCTATGAAACAGATCAGCAATGCTTTTTCTGTTGTAGTCATTGTGTACCTATCTGCATCCAGTGCCCTCGACTGGCTTACGATATTAGTGTGACATACCGACAAGCATTAGCTGCGTTGATTTGTATAACGAAACGATAACGATTCTCCAGCATCTACTGCATCATCGAGCGTGCGCTTTATATCAAGCGTAAAGTCGTCCATACAGGGTGAATGACCCATCCTTGTTTATAGGCACGAGCATAGGGCTAACATGATTTCCATGCGTTTCGATGACTGCCACGCTCATCTGCCAATTAGCACTGCCAGCCTTCAAATAAGAGGCTTTCTTCTTGTCCATGACATTCCCAGCCTCTAAGCCCCACAAAGTCCTGTATGAGGCTCCTATGCCCTCTGTGAAGGCACTGATGCCTGCTCTGTGGGTGTGTCCACAGACAACAGATTTACCAAATTTACGCGCTAGACTAAGGGCAGTAAGTCCAGCATTGGTGTTCATAGATCCTTCATCACCATGTACTAAGACCCAGCCTTTGTGGAACTCAAATGGCTTTTTGTGGAATCGGATGCCGAGTCCTGCGAAGTCCATAAACTTGGAGTATTCAAGCTCTGGGAGTCCAATGAGGCTAGGAGCGCGTAATAGCGTGTGGTAGAGCCTGTCTGTGTGATTACTTCGAGTGACATCTGTTGTGCCAAGTTCATAGAGAATATCCTGAGCAAGGCTTCTGTCAGCATCGAGCGTTCCTTCCCATTCTAATTTAGTGCCCTGTGCCCACTTGCTTTGTGACTGCATATCTAGCTCATCGCCTGTGTTTAATACAAGGTCGAACTTCTCTCGCTTTACTAACTTGATTAGATTCTTAACGGCTTGCTCATGGTGATAGGGGATCTGTAAATCCGATATGACCAGATAGCGTTTCTTAATCATCGTCCTCATCTTCATAATCGCCGAACTTCTCTGGCTCGACTGGATTAGGCAAGATCCAACGCGGGTAAGCCATTGGTTCTATAATGATTGCTAAAGATAACTCAACATCAAAACCTGCTCTGCGTAGTGCTCTATACATTTCTTGTAGGCTAATAGCCCAGGCATCTAACGCTGTGTAGGTATCTAAGTCAATAACCTTTTTTCTTGGCATGAGATAATTGTTACCTGTCTAGGAGTTGAATCACAGTTTCGACACGCGCTTCAAGTCTTGTCAATCTATCGTTCATTGACGATCCACCATTGGGTTTTAGTTCAGCAAGGTAATGTTTAACTAACCAGCGGATTGAACCCACAAAAGCAGATCCAATCGTGACAAGTGCTACTGCAAAACCTGCCCAGTTAAGGGCACTCATTACTTCTTTGTGCCGAGTGAACTATCGTTAGGCGATAGGTATCGCAAAACTGGTGGGATAATGGATGCGAGTCCAGCTGCGATAAGTGCCTTTGGATCTGTAATTCCTGCTGCATACATTGAGATTGCTGCTACAAGGAAGGCTCTCGCCCATGATCCTGCTGCTGTCTTTAGTTCATTCATTAGATGCTCCTAGCATAGGTACTTGAAAAAAAGCCCCATCATCGTCAGCTTCTTTCGCAAACGAGATGTGACAGTGGTGGTTGTGTTTGTTAGCCCCTGTGTATTCTCGCCATGCCCAATTCTTTTTTGATGAGGCGATACGACCATCAAAGATAATGTAGGTAATGCGCTTTTCTCTTTTAGACTTGCATAAGAGACGAATCTGATCTGCAATATCTGGCATGAGATCTGGCTTGGACTTACCACTGACATCACGATCAACATCGATGGCACGAACCCAGCCATTAACATCGGGATTATGATCGCTAGGACGAGCTGCGTGTCGGGTATCACCGATCCAGCCATCCGATGTGCGGTCACGATCTGGGAATGAGTCATTAAACTGTTCCCTAAGTTGGATCGCTGCTTTACTTAGTTGTGGCTTCATGCTCTAGATATGCCTGATAATCAGAGTTGGCTGGGTCTGTCGGAATCAAAGCACCATCTGAGCGCATAACGTTTGTGATGGTCTCGCCTGTAATTGGATTAGTTGATTCAATTACTTCATAAGTAAAGTCTGACATTATAGTTCCGCCTCTGCCTTGTATCCGAACGCTAATAATCCTGAGTCTGCATTTGTGCTCCATGTACTTCCGTTGAAGTTTCCAGTCCAACCCCAAGGCTGTGCGCCAATACTTGCTACTGAAGTTGATTTAACTGCTACTGAAGCCACATAAAGCGTTACTTGACCAGCAGTAGCATCATGAGCATAGAATGTCAATGTAGGAGTTGTGCGCATTTGCACTGGGAAAACAAAATGAGAGTAAGCATTAGCTGCAAAGCCTCCAGATGATGAACCGCCATAAATCATTAGTGCGGATGGTGTAAGGCTTGGTGCTTGATAATAACGCTGGCACATTGCCAATTCACCTTGAATGTTGCCAGCAGCGCGAATAAACGGAGTAGCCTTATTTCCTACTTCTAACTGAATGCCAGTAATTTCATAGTAATCATTTGTGCTTGCTGTGCCTACTGGAGTGTAAAAACTGTAAAAACCAATTTCAGTAGCAGTTGCAGAAACAGTGCCAGTATAGGTAAAGCGTTGCCATGATGTTGTTAGTGTCGCTGTCTGAGTTACGACTGCTGTTTGACCAGTAAAGCCTGTACCCATTGACTGATCTGTACCTGTGCCATAATCCAAACGAACACCAAGTGCAGATGATGCAGATGAATAGTTAGAT